GTCTCTGAAGAGACTTTTTCATAAAAAATAGAGAATTTCTGGATTGATCTGCCTGTAGGGTAAAAATGTCCTCCGTTATGGAATTGGGCTAGCCATACTCTATCACATTCAAGTTCATCCATTATTATGTCTAGTTGATTATCTATCCGCTCATTGAACTCAATAGCGGCTGTTAGTTCAGAGGATTTTTTATCTTTTTTCTGTAGACGATTTTTGACCCATTCTAAGGCTATAGGTCCGATAACAGCAGTTATAAATGCTACAAGTACAGTAATAATTCCAGTTGTCATTTTTTTAATGAATTTAAATAGTTAATGGTTTCATCTAGATTTTCAATAACCTTTTTATTAGAACCACCAACCCAACTTTCTACATCACCCTGTTCTGTGATAAATGAGCTATTTGAATCATCAACTTGGTCTTTAACCCAATCCCTAAAATTAACTATGACATTTTCAATTTCTGAATTATGTATTTGTTTATAGTATTCTTCCCAGGCTCCTATTCTTCTAAGTTCTGTTTCAAATTCTATAACACAATCAAAACATTTTTTATGTATATTAAAATATTCTTTATCAAAACGTTTTTTCATTAAATTATTACATGAGGGGCAAAACAAAGGTGTTAGATATGCTTTCTTAGCTTTATCTAACTTAGTTATATTTTGTTTAATACCATTTTTAATAGTCCATTTTTTTCCGTTTTCTTCCCATGTATCTCCTTCTTCATGATGTTGGACTGCCTTAGTATAGCCTATTTGTACACCTGTTTTATCTCCGTATTTTTTAGTGACTAGGTTTCTTAACCTGGCTATGTCTTTTTCTTTGAACTGTTTATTTAAAATATTTTCAGCCATAACTTAATCTAATTTAGGTACTGTTTGTATATGTAATATATATTTTTCTCTTACATTATCAAACAAATTATACGGAATATTCATTGATTTAGGATCATTTTCCCAATAGTAATCCCATTCTTGTCTACGTTTTGGTTTAATCACTTGCAACTTAATAGTACTATTTCGTTTGATATACATTGTATGATACCGCAAGTCAATTAATTTAAGTGAACTATCCCACGGTGTAATAAAGAGTAATCCATTATATTTGGCTGCTATGCTTAACCAATTATACAAACTGTCAATATTGGTGTTTAGTACAACTGTAGTTTGAGTTGTTTCTTGTATCTTTTCTCGTTGGGCAGCAAATACTCTGTTAATCTCATCTGCTTGAGATTTTAACATGATGACTACTGTGTCGCCTCTTAATACTTTAGTTATCGGATATTGCGCCGATATTGAATTTTTCGCCAGAGGCATCGTCATCATCATTACGCCTACGAGTAGCAGGCGGAGGAGTAGTAGCTTCTTGAACGATTGAATCAAGTTGGTGAATTTGTTCATCTTTCTGTTGGATTACTTGTTTGAGTTGTTGTGTAGTCGCAACTAGAGTATCATTTGCGTGTTTGATCTCTTCATTTTCCTTAACCAATTCAACAGCTGATTCTACGGTTTTGTGATGTTTTTGTCCTACAGTACCTAGTTGACCTAGTACTAAAACTAAACCTCCACCTAGAAGACCTAGCATTGCTGTACCTTTACCTATTTTCATTTTTTACGAGTTGTTGTACGTGAACGGGTTGTTGCACGTTTAGGAGTTACTTCCTCTAAAATAATATCCTTTAGATCATGAAGCGCTTCAGTATTATTATCAATACTAGTTTTTAGATATTGTTGATCTCCACGAATGTATTCAGTCATCTCTTTCTGAAGAGCGTCAACTTGATTTTTTAGTGTATCTTCTGATTGTAGTTGGCGTTTTAACATAAACCACAATGCTGAGCCTAAACCCAGTGTGATTACACCTAATGCTCCGTACTGTGATAGTGTCTCAAATACACCTAACGATTCTGCTTGTAGTAGTACCATTTAAGTAAAAAATTTAGTTCAATTATATGTATGTATTAAAGACCTAAACTTTTTAGTTTTTGTATAGTTTCTTCAGCTGATTTATGGAGTATACCTATTCCTCCCTTATTTTCCCATTCTATGATAGTATCAGGCCTATCATCAATTAAAATAGCATTGGGTTTAGAGTAATCTTGTTTATTAGCTCGTGATGCTAATATAAGTTTAGCACCAGGAATATGTTTTTTCACCCATAGTCTTTTTCCTAACCTAGATTCATTATTACGGGAAGGAGCTGAGAGTAGTGTTGGTTTATATTTTTTGATATATTCCCATAGTTGTTTTCCATCTTGCATCCATGGAATCCCTACCCAAAATCTTACTCCGATTTTATTGTCTATAAAATTCCAGAATTGTTCAATACCATATTTTTGTTCATACTGATCAGGACTCATTTTGGCTAATTCCCTAAATCTTTTATCAAAGTCAGCAATAACTCCATCCATATCACAGTATATGACATAATTTTGAGATTGTTCTTCTAGTCCTTGAGCTAATTCCCGGGCATATTGATTTATACCAAATGGGTCTTTATTTTTCTTTTCATTTAAACTATCAGTCCAATTTCTAAATGTCATTGTGCCTTTCAAATTAGCTTCTTTTTCTAAATTATTTATATGATCATCTTCTAGAGTATTTGTAGTAGAAATATCACCTAATCTACCTTCAATATTTTGCATGTGATGAATCATTTCATGAGAAAAAGAACGCACAATATCTTTAGGGTGACGCCCATAAGTATATACTACAATTGTTTTTTTATTTGGGTCATAATGAGCAGTCTTACCTAAGAAATTTTCTGCATTGGATACATCATCACCTATAAATTTAACTGATGGTAGAGGTTTAATATTGAATCCTTTTTCAATCATATGCTGAGTTAATTCAGCACATTTTTGCATTACATCAATAGAGGGTATAGTATTTTCATTTAATTTCTTATACCCTGATCCATATGGAGATGACTTACCTTTATGATTAGGGGCCACATTTTCTTGAGTATCATTTAAAATATTATCTACTATGATTCTATTTTCTTCTCTAAAAACATTAAAATCAGATGGGACTACATTAGTGATAAATGAAGTATAATAATCCACTCTATCAAATTCTTCCGCCTCCTTTATCAAACTTGAACTAGTAATATCTATAATTTTTTCAATATCTTGATCGGAGATATCGGACGGAAAGTAAGTTATTATCTCAGATTTATCACCAGATTTTAGTGCTTGTCTTGCTTTAGTACCACTAATATTGGATATAGGGGTAATTATGTTAGTGGCAGTTATATTAGGGTATTTTTCAATTGTTTTTGTACGATTTACAAAATCTTTTAAATCATCCTCATTTCCTTGTCTCCCTCCTATAACCCATATGATATTTTCATCTGGATTTTCTTTTGAATAATCAAACACAGATTTAATAGGAGAAGGGACAGGGATAACTTCCATATTGACTGGAAGATATTTTTTGTAAATGTTCCATATTTGGACTGCTTGGTCTTGGGTAATTCCATCTCTAGTACCTGATCCTACAAATATGATGTATTTGTTTACTTGAGGATATTTTTCTAAAGATTGTTTAACTACTGCTAAATGACCTTTAGTAGGAGGTTTAAATCCTCCCCCATATATTAAAGTTGTATTATCTTTTAATATTTCATTAACTAATATATATGATATTTTATTCATTTATTGAAGAATGATTTAATTTTGGATTGGGCTTGTTCCTTAGATAAAGAGGACTGGATGATTTCTTTAGTTATATTTGAAAGGAGAAGATTTTGAGTGTCAGAATACAATTGTTCAATTTTTTCTATTTCTTTATCTGTTTTAGGTTTAGAATCTGTTGGTCTAAAAGGATCAACATATGTTTGTAAAATATCTTCAATATCCTTTATATTTTCTTTTTCTCCAGTATTTGATACCGATATAAAATTATTACCAAACATTTGTTTATATGTATTGAAGTTTTTAGTCACTTCATTCCATGTTCTTAAAACTATATTTGGATTTAAACTTCTATCTTGTCCTTTGGATTTGATAAATCTTTCTTGATTACGTGTTAATGATGTTGTTAAATCAGTATAAACATATAACATCATAACCTCATACCCTGCTGATTCTAATTGAGATTTAAGTTCAGAAGTTTGCTTAGCGGAGGCTGATGTTCCATCTAAGATAAAAGATTCACGGTTGGAAATAATGTTAGGGAGTTGCTCTTTTTTTAACTTTTGAGTGGCTTGAGCCATGGCTTGAGCATATTTACTCCTATCATCAGCATCTGCTTGTTTTTGGTCTAGAGTAAAACCCATTTCTTTAGATAATGCTATAACAGTATCATCAACATTAAGAGTTTTTATATTATCTAAACCTAAATTATTTAGAATAGAACCCTTTCCAGCCCCAGGAGCACCCGCTAATAGGAGTGCTTTGGGGCTAGATTGGATTTCTTTTAATAAATCAGTTAGTTTAATCATTTATTTTATTATACGTATACTATCTCTTTGTTTGTTAGTTCATATAATTGTTTATTTAACCAAATATCAAGTTGTTTATCTTTAATATCATGAGTTAAATTTTCTTGTATGCGATTAAATACTGTCCATACGTCATTACCTTTGTCTTCTGTGCGATTTACACGCAGTAAATCGATTGGATTAAAATTCTCATCGCTCTCGTTGAAACGTAATCTTGCAGCCTTATATGCAAGGCCTTGTATTTGCTCCAAAGTCATATCTTGTTTTTTCCATTCATTAAGCTCAGTAATAAGCTTTTGAGCTTTAGTATCTATGTTGTAGATGAAACGATCTAAATTTAAAAAATTAATTTCAGTGTGTTTAATTTTTTCATGCTCAGCATGTTCATCAAACCTAATATGTCCATTAGAACAAACCATACGATAAGCTCCTAAACTCATTTGGAGTGGTTGATTACCTGAACAACTATTTTGTACAGTAATTGAAGAATATGCTTCATCTTTGCCTTTACTATTTTTAACAGCAAAATCAGGATGTGTCATTTGAACATAATTATTAGTAATTTTACGAGTTTTTCTATTACGTTGTTCATCAACTCCGTTAATCATCCATCCTTCTTTTTGAAGTTTTTGTACTATATCAATTGTAGGGATATAAAACTCTTTTTGTTTAATACATTGAGTTTTTTTAATGTAGTTAGCATCTAAAGTATTAGCAAAAGCTATAGCTTTAGTTAAATCATTGTTTACTGGAATGAATTTGTACTGCATAATTATTTGTTGGTTTTTAAATATTACTAATTAATCTTGTTTTTCCATCTCGTAAGCATAATGTACTCCTCCGTTATAAATTGAAAAGAATACTTTAAAATCTTTATCACAATCACGGTTTTTACTAAAGTGTAAAGAGCGCTCTAAACCGTCTTTTGAACGTTCAACATTACAATAGGCATCAACCATATGTTTTAGGCGATTTGAACCTGCAAAATCCCCAGCTTTAGTCATCTGTTGGATATTAAGAAATGTGGTGTAATAATTTTTAGAGTTGCCTCCTTTTTTATGTTTATCTTGAAGATTCAAAAACCAAAATTCAGCATTACTTTCAGTTGTACGATAAGCATCTTTATACATTTCAAGTACCTCAGCAATTGAATCAATTGCAATTACATCATAACCTTGATCAAACACATGTTCTAGTGTTTCTTTAACACAAAATGAATAATTTTTTAAAAATAATGTTTGAACACAATTAAATGCAGGCATACGTCTGCAATACTTATAATGTGCAATTTCATCCATTTCTCCACTAACAAACAATACTTTCAAACCTTGTTGTGTCAATTTAGATAATACATCAAGTACAATTGTTGATTTACCTGAACCCGGACCTCCTGCTAACATCATGTTAGTACCGGGCATTAAACCACCATCAGTAGAAAATATAACATCAAGTTCAGTACCTGTAGTCATTGGTTTGAATAAACTTTCACTGAAGTTTAGGTCATGTCCTCTAAATAATTTAACTGAATTGGGGGTAAAGGTTACAGCAGGTTTTTGATTAGCTGGGCGTCCTTTTCTTTTTGTCATTGTGTTCATAACTGTTTTTATTTCTTATATAAATATAAGAATAATATTTCAGCTAGCCAAACATATTTGAAGGTAAGATACAAAGTCTTGTGACACTTCTTTATTTTTGATTATACTAGATATTTCATGAATATTTACTTGAGATATTTTAGTCTCAGTAATAAGATTTTTTAATGGAATTAACATAGATTCAGCCAGTATTCCAAATTCAGGATCATCTCCATAATCCTCCATATCATTTAAATATAATGTGATATACTCGTTTAATTTATCTCTTGATATGTTCATAGATCAATGATTTAATGTATTTGACAATTTCGTTTAACTTTTTAATTTGACTATTTAGCCAACTTAATCTTTCACCCATTCTTTTTCCATCCATAGGAGTTTCAATATTTTCCTCAGGGATATATTCTTTTAAAGGTTTCATATATTCTGCACCAGTTAAGAAAACAAATTTATCAGAGGAAGGATTTATACCTGAAGATTTCATCTGTTTGATTACTTCTGCTCCCCATGTCTTTTTCTCATCACTTTTCATAGTTTTAAGAGTTAAATCATATGGTTCTAACTCTTTATTCATAGGAACAAGATGATATTTGGCTGATAAAATAAACATTTTATCTGGTTTTAAAGATTTACCATACTCCATAGTTTTCTGAAACATAGGAGAAGGTGAGTAAAGTTGATATGCTGGGGATTTTTTATCTAGCTTAGATTTAGTACAGCTTAAAAGGACTATTCTTGACATTTTATTATATATATGCTAGAAGCCTCTTGTAATAGCTTCAGCTACATAAATACCATGAGCTCCACTTACTGTAATTCCTCTAGCACTTAATGCATCTCCTACAAAATGAACATTAGGATATTCTGTCAAAGATAGATTATTATAATTAACAAGAGGTTCAGGACTTAAATATTTTACTTCAGGCATATAAATACCCCAATCATCTCCTATCTCAGGAAATACTGTTTGTAGATTTGTAATAAAATCTTCAATATATTGGGCATACTCTTCTCCTAATGCATCAAATAAAGGATCCATTGTATCAACTTGAATGGCTGATACTGTATTACCCTCTGAGGTTAAGGCTGGTTTACGAGTGTGGTTTGGTGAATAGTAGGTTCCAGTACCATTGATTTGGAGTTTTTTAACTGCTTCTCTTGACCATTCAAATGGGTTTTTAATGCCTTTAATTTCCATCAAAATACCAAAATTGGTCATATCGTTTCGGAATTGTTCTCCTTTTTTAGCATGACCATTGTAAGTCACATCACCATAAGTTTCTTCCACAGCAACATAAGCAGCGTTATTGTTAGTACAGAATGAGCGTAAACTTACATTATCAAATTTTTGATATAGTTTAAAATCGTAACTAATATCAATTAGTTTTTGAAAGTATTTTTGTGGTGCCTCGTACCTAACTCCAATTTGGACTGATTTTGGTTCTGTAGGTAATTTATATTTAGTGGATAACTGTTGAGCAAAATCAATACCTGATTTACCTGCTCCAAATATTAAAGAATCGTAAAATATCTGTCCTCCAGTGAACCATACAGAACATGTTCTAAAATTAACATCTAGAACCTCGGTTTCCCATATAAATTTAACTCCTCTATCAATTAAATATTGATACCAATTTTTAGCAATTTCATGTAAATAATTTGAACCAATATGCCATACTGGGAATAAACGTAACCCAAAATATGGTTTAATAAATTCAGGTTCTTCTTGTGGGTCAGACATAAAGATTTCCTCTGGTTTAGGATGAAAACGAGTGAAATTATCCACAACTTCTTTCATTAACTCCATGGCTTTTTCCTCACCACAATATTTTGAAAGTTGACCTCCAATAGCAGTATGGTATGTTAGTTTACCATCACTCCATCCTCCTGCTCCTAGCATACCTGTCATAACTTCCTCAGGTTTACGTTTGAATGGATCACTTCCTTTATCAATAATAGTGATAAGACCTCCAGAGTATCCTTTGTCTATTAATTTAGTGGCAGCATTAATACCTGCTACTCCTGCTCCAATAATTACAATTTTCTTATTATTCATACTTGATTATGTTTAACTATTAAATATAATAAATTTTGTTTAAAGAGCCAAATAAAAGTGGCTCCAATCTTTCGATCGGAGCCACAGCTTCCATAATATTTTATCTCTTGTTAGAGCGCCTGGCTATGAATCAGGCTGTAAAAATCATTTATACATTATACATTGTCCAGTATAATGTTGTACCATTAATTTCCATTTCACCAGATTCTTCTGCCTCATAATTTCCATCATTAAAAGGTTCAAATGAAAAAGAAACACCTGAGTCAAAACCACTCATCATTTCTAAATATACATTTATATTACCTTCATCATCTGATTCGATATCTAATAAAGTATTAGCATCTTCATCTAATTCTTTTGCAATTTTATTTTTATTTCTTTCAATGAATTGGAGTAAATTTAGATTCATTTTCATTTAGAGATCATACTAGTTCTTGATGTTTTTCAATTATATACTTAGCCATTTGGACTACAACCGGATTATACTCTGGGGTATTTTTAAAATTTTTCTCATACTTAATTAAATAATTAGTAAGTATGTCAATTACTTCTTTATGTTCTTCAGGGGTAAGTTTTGGATACATGCCATGGTTTGGATCTTCAGTTATATCTACGGAAGTTCCTGTACTAAGAGTATGCCATACCATCCCAAAGGGGTGTATAGCGCTTGGATGAAATGTTCCAACAAGAGATGGTTTTATACTCTCATTAATAATACCCGCTAGTTTTTGCATTCTGCGGAATTCTTCGTTAAGTTGTTTTTTCATAGTTATTATTTTATCATATATATGCTAAAGATAAATAAAAAATATTATTAAGACAAATTTCTTTTCACCTCAGTAGGAAAAGAGATAAAAACTGGTTCTGGGGTTGGGTTCTCTAAGTCAAATAGTTTTTTAACGGTTTTAAATATATCTAAATTTTCTTCATATGAACGATCTGATTGAACTATTTCCCAACCTTTACCTTGCATTTTTTCTTTATTGAATCTACGTTTAGAGGATTTTAACCATAATATTCCATAATTGTCAATATCTTTTCCAAAACATTCCTCATAACATTTCTTATATATTGCTGTTTGAAGATCATAAGTTAAATGAAGATGATTAGATGTTTTAAAATCTATCAACCATCTTTTACCATCAATCTCACATACAAGATCACAAGTACCTGCTACTTTTATTTCATCTGTAAATAGATGAACCTCGGTTTCAATTAATACAGGATTGTATGTTTCCCAAAACTCAACAAAACGTAAAAACATTTGCCATACCTCTGCTGAGTATCTTGGATTTCCTTTTTCATTTAAAAAATTTAAAGTATTTCCCTCTAAATATTTTTCTATCAAACTATGGACTTGAGTACCTTCTTCTCCTGCCTGTTTTACAATATGTTCAGAGGCATATCCTACTTTCTTTAACCAATCCTCAAAATGTCTTCCTTTAGGGTAATACTGTAGGACATAAGTTATAGAAGGATAATACTGTCCATTTCTTTTATAATACCTGGAATCAGGTAAAGTAATTTGTTTATGGTCATCAGATATCTCCAATAAACGTTTGTATGATTTTTTGAATGTACTCATAGTAATTGCATTTTTTTCTCTAACAATCTAGAAAATGTTAAGGGTTTGGCATTATGTAGAAGGCGAGTAAACTGGATAAATCCAATTTCACCTGGGTCTTTTTCTTCTAAGTCAATTAAAAATACTTGTTTTCCTTCATTTATAAGGGTTTCACAAAACTCTAATGCTTTTTTCATAGCATCTTTATCTAAGGCTATATATATTTTTTTAACTTTAGATTCCACTAATTTAGTCATTAATTTAGGAGTAATGTTTTTACCTAATAAAGGAACAGCGTTTCGTTTTATAGCTAAAGCATCAAAAGGCCCCTCACATAAAATAATAGGTTGGTCCCAATTTATAAAAAATTCAAAAGGAATAATATCTCTGGAAGTGTCAGGATTTTTATATTTTAATTTTGAATTATTAAATGACCTAGATGTGAAATAGTTTAGGTTTCCTTTTTCATCATATGAGGGAATAACAATGGAATTAGCGTATTCTCCTGTCTCGCAATATCCTATATCATATTTTATGATGTCTTGTAGAGTCACGCCTCGTTTCCGCAAATAAACCATGGCATGACGGTATATGATGGAAGATGAATGTTTATATAAAGGGATATATTCTTTAGGTAATGTTAATGAAGTTTTATTTAGTTGTTCTTGTATTTGTCTTGTTTTAGGTAAAAGAGAGGATATCTCCTCTTGTATGTTTTGGGGAACTTTTAAATTTTTAGATAATTTAGTAAGTTTAGTACCTTTATTTCCACATACCCAACAAGCATATTTCTGGAAGTGAGTTGAGTTTTGGTCAAAACAAATCTCAAATTTAGGTTTATGGTGATTACAAAACGGGCAATGATATGAATAATTACCACGAGAGGTAGGTTTTCCTACTCCTAGGATTGAATTAAAAACATTTACAAGCAGTTCATTTACCATACATTTATCATGATAATGAAAAATATTTAGATAACCAAATTATCTTACCATAAAGTCAACAGTGAAAAACTTCCCTAAAATATTACTATTCAGATATTTTTTAGGTTGTTCTAAAACTCCAAATGCAAACATGTATTTACATTCATAATATGTTAAGAGTTTTTTATCATAAACTAGCTGAAGGATTTCTCGAGTAAACTCATTTTGTCTCCCCTCTTTAATAGAGGCCTTAATGGAGGTTTCTGAACCATAATATGTTTTCCAGTCCGATTCTTTAAATACATGTTTAAAAGAGGACTTACGGCCGGGGCCTGATTGTTCAGCTAATTCTTTTTTGGTTAATTTCTTTTTAACTTTATGTTGTAGGGCTTTTTTTCCTACATAAGCTATCCCTGAAGGGGTATGAGTTGTAATATAGATAAAACCGTAGGGAGTTGGTTGTCCAAAATCCTCTACACAACTAATTTGTTTTCCTTTATATAACCACATGTTTATCTGTCTAAATTTACTAATATATTTATGTCTGTTGTACTATCTATTTTTAGGGGTTGGGATAATTTAGCAACAGCTAGTAGATTTTGGCTATCATCATACATTCCAATAGTTGTAAGATAAGGAGTAAAATCTGAACCTGTTGCAAAACTATATATAGCTCCTTCTGAACCTGATAGGAGTGAAGGATTTAATGAGAAATTAAATTCATTTTCTCTTATATTTACTCTATATTGGGTTTCATATAAGGTTATAGAAGAGGAAAAAGAACAGGTCATGTTTAAAGTAGTGTCTAACCCATAAATGACTCTATTATATAAAGTAGTAGAGGATAATGAGGCAGTCAACATTGTAACTATACCATGTTCATAAAATATATTACCTACAATTTCATTTACAATATTAATACCACTTGCTTGAGCATTTAATAATATATTACCTTCTCCATCATCAGTTAAAGTATAAGTTCCTGCTGGTGGGTTATTGGGTATGGTAGGAGGTGGTTTTGGTATTACCGTTTCATATATAAATGAGTTTGGTACTATATATTCCCCATATAGTCTTGAAGGTACAGATAATATAAAGAACCTATCTGTAGGTATTTGATTAAATAACCTTGGATATGTAACTGAGGTTTGAGCAAAATTTTCTCTAGTTGGTCCTGAGTATGCTCCTACTAATCTATCCCCTTCAGAATCAACCCCAGGTACTAATTGAGCTAATGAACCTGTATCTCCATAACTTGAACTTAAAAAATTGGAATAATACAGGTGTTTTATAGAATCATATAATAACGCAGAGTATTGTTGGCCTGTTGAAGTACCCGTTAGATTCGCTGAATTAGGGTCAAATAGAGCACTAGACGATATTGCCTGGTATGTTTCAATACCTATTGGTTCAGATGCACTACCAGAAAGTTCTAGTCTCCCCTTAAAAGTAAAGCCTTTGCTTACTTTAAAAGGAGAAACTATTACATCTTGGGTTGTGAACTGCTTATAGGCACTCATTAAAAGTCTAATTTACATCTGATTAGTGCTTCTTTTGTGAAGTCTTTCAATAATGGTCTTGATAATTTAGCTACAGCTAATAACTCATTATTGTCATTATATAACCCCACTGTTGTAATATATGTTTGAGGGGCATTAATAAATAATGGATATATGACTTCACCTGTTGAGCCCGATATATAGCTTGGGTTCGTTGAATAATTAAATTCTGAACTTCTTGGGCGAATAAACACATAATCAGAGGTAATAGTTTCTTCACTATTTAAACGGAATGAGCGAGCACTTGTTCCATTAATAGAGTTAAATAATTTACGATTGTTCAAACCATCAGAGTTAACTGAGTAAGAAGGAACAAGTTGGATTGATTCACTAATAGCGGTTGGGTGTAATAAGATGGTACCAATGTCAGGTAAGAACCAACCGTAAGATCCTTTAGATGGGCTGTATCCAGAGGCATTAATACCTGTATAAACTGTACCTACTGAGCCCGATACAATTTGGAATACTCTTCCTGCCTCATTGAATGTCTGTGAGGTTGTGGTTGTTGAGTTTTCAGTTAATGATAATGTTCCTCCACTACCTGATAGTAGTAAGGTAAATGAACCTAAAAATAATTTTTCTTTATATCTTGCTCTGTCAATAGATATAACCCATAGATCATCAGAGGTAGTTCCTCCGAATGAAAAGTCTGTGTTTTCATCCCCGATTACTAAGTTTTGGTATTGACCAAAAATAGTTTTAGTAGGTGAGTTTTCTGGAACTACTGAGTTATATAGAGCACTTCCACTTCCATATTTATTTCCATATGCTATGGCAAATTGGATAGCGGCATTATCTAAGGTTGAACCTGTTTGATAAATATTCAGGTAATAATCTCCTGTTGAACTAGCTTCTTGGACAGATGAAGTAAAAAATGTTGTTAATATGGGTGATTCTGTACTCCATGCTGTTGAGGAGATAGCATCACTGCTTACAACAAAATCATCTGATTCTAATCTTTTAAATGACATAGTATTTTATTTTAGGAAATTTTAGTAATTTGAACTGGGATTGTTAAACGAGCACCACTGTCTCTACCTATTACAGTTAATGTAGCATATAAGGCTGTATTAGTTCCAAATAAAGTATTTACAGTAGTAGCTCTTATATTAATTGTAGTACCTACTACTGTTTTAGAAACATTAGTACCAATAGTTTGAGTTACATTAAGAGCATTTGCTGCCTCAGTATCAATACCTACACCATTGAATGTATTAAATAATCTAACATCAGAAATAATAGCTGTGTATCCTGATGATTCAAAATTATTACCACCAGTATAATTTAGGGTTTGTGGAGTAATAGAAAGTGATGCTCCTTGTTTCAAGACAATAGAAGTATATCCTAAGTCAATAACAGGAAGTTTAGCTGTTCCTCTAGGCAAAGTGGCTAATTTGTATTTTAACATTTGTGTTTCTTGAGGAAATGCTTCAAGTAAAGGCATATTTTGGATAGCTTCTCCATAATATGCTGAACCTGATGGGTGAGAAGGATTATATAAAGTATAATCTACTTCATCATCCGCTAATGAAAATTGAGTAATACGAAAAGAACCATCGTTCCTTGCTAGTAACTCTCTACCTTTAGTTGTCAAGATAGCATCTACTGTTACTGTTTGATTTGATAAATATCCCATAGTTATATTATTGTTTTATTATATGTATTATATGACATTGTCTCTTTTCAATTTTTCTTGAATTTTGTCTATATTATTTTCTAGTTCATCAGGTATAGCCGCAGGATAAATAAATCCATCTGCTCCAACTCCTTGAGGTTTAGTATAATCAAATATAATTAAAGCGGGGTCAGGAATCACTCTTCTTATTAGGAAACTGTTTAGTTCATAATCTGTTAGTCCTGATGTTGATATATCTCGGTCAAAGAAAATACGGTTGGATATAGTTCCTAATGATGGAAATGAAAATGATTGACTTACTACAGTATACATATTATTTTCATCATATCCAAATCTAAATTGATCTCCTATCTCGATAGTAAATGGAGTTGTAACTTCATCATAACCTGTTTGGTCTCGGTTTGGGGATGTTTGAAGCATGGAAAATGATGAGCTAAAAAAAGTATTAAAACGGTTTATAATAGCTAAATTAATATTAGGAGTGGCAAAAGATGAACTTCCAGATGATTCTATATAGTTTGAACCGGTAGAGGTCCAAAATGGATAAGAAACATTTTTTATAATATTAGAAGAAGGTTCAGTAAAGGTAAGAGTTACAGGAGATATTAGATTTAAATAATCAGTTAATTCTTGTTTTACTAAATAAAAATCTCCAATTCCTGGGGTATTTTGATTATTTAAGATGTTCCATCCATTATAAGTATCTAAAACAGGTGTGCTAGTACGTTGTTGAGGATTAGTAGATTCAATTATATTTCTTTCAAATTTATCTGATATTTTTAAATTTATATTAACTGTTTTATTTATCGTATAATTTGACCATATTACAAAAGGATATAATTTTTGACCAGAAGTAATAGTTCCTGTATAAGTTAAGGTAAAGGATGTATTAGCGTTAAAGGTGATTGGTAAGACTTGATACACTAATACTCCGGGAGATTGAAGATCATTAGGAAAATCATATGGTTCTTCCTGTCTATCTAAAAGAACTATAAATAATGGTTGGGTTTGTAAAATATTAGTTGATTTAGCAGTAGGAAATATAAAATTAACTGTTATATTAACATTATTTCCTGTTGTATAATTTACTCCTTTATCAGTATGAACAATAGGAGTAATATCTGCCCCTGAATATAAGACTCGTTTTAAACCATTCATAGTTTTAAGTGATGGTACTTCTTCAGGAACTTTAAGACTTATCAAAGCCTCTTTATCTCTTTCAAAATTGTATACTAAATCATAGTACCTACCTTTATCAAAGTCCTCACGAGTTGGAATAGCATTACCTTGTTCATCAATAAGATAGATAACGTGGGCGGCAGTAGCTCCTTTTAGTTCAGGTTCAAAAGATCCTACCCAGTCAAAATACCCAAAATATTTTTGGTTTTGTTCTATAACAGCTGTTTTACCATAAGAAATATCTCCTGGAGTATATTCATTTAGCTGAGCCCCTATTAGACGACTTCCGTTGTATCTAGGATTTGTATGTCGTAGACTAGTATAGTTTGAGTCTTGTACTTGGGCTCTAACTGCTGAACCGTTTATAATGGCTTGAGTGTTTTGAGCTGTTATACTAGCATATGGGTAGTCTACTTTTTGATAATCTAGACTAAATCTATTTTCAGTAGCGTTATTTATAGTAGCGTTACA